ACCGACCTGCGCGATACGATTGAGGTCGGCGACCGTGGCGCCAGCCGCGCGACCGGCGCCGGCAAGCCCGACTTCCAGCTGTTTCTGGCCCTTGAGCCATGCGTCATAAGCGGTCGCACCTGCGATCGCCATTCCGACCGTCGCGCCGGTGAGAAGCCGCACCGGAGTGATGACGGCGGCAAGCGCGCGCCCGAGGCTGCCGGCGATGCCGGAGAGACCGCCGGACTCCGCACCGAACGCCTTACCGAGCTTGAGCGTCTGGATGGTGAGCCGTCCGAGCGGTACCTCGCCGGTTACCGCCGCATCGGACGCCAGCCGGAACGTCGTGATCAGCGCCCGAATTTGGCCACCGGTCAGATTCGACGCATGGCCAAGCTCATTGAGCGCATCGGACGCCAGATCGAAGCGTTCCCTGGCGAGCGCGACCGCCTCATTATGCTCCTTCGTGGTAATAGTGCCGGCTTTGAGCAGCGCAGCCGCTTCCGCGATTTCGGCGTTGAGCCGCTTTTGTGCCGCACCGAGCGGGTCGACCTGGGCGCGCAGCGCCGCAGTGCGCCGCTCGAGGTCTTCCGATGCCCTAGCTGCGCTTTCAAACACCTCGGCCGAGTAGCGCGCAGACTTTGGCGTGGTGTCAACACCGAGCACCGCGTTGAAATTACGCTGCGACTGGTCGGCGCTTGCCGTTTGTCGCGCGGCTTGCGCCAGGCGCAGCAAACGCTGGGTCTGTCGATCGGTGGCACTCCCGGCGGCATCCATCGCGGACGCGGCGCCGCGAAACGCGCTCGTGCCGGCCTGCCCGACCTCGTCGAAGGCGCGTTTGACCTCCGCCTTGCCCTCGACACCGAGGCGGATCGAGACGTTTGTTGCTGCCATCGTTCGCTCAAAATCGTGATGGGCTCAATCAATCCCGGTCGTGGGCATAGCCGCGCACGATGATCGGCTCGATCTCGGGTAGCACTTCTACGAGCAGCGGAGTGAGCGCGCCCATGGCGTCGGCCAAGAGCAGCACGGCGCCAAAATCCACGGCGTAGATGCCGCCAGGTGCTGCGCGCACCTGACCTGCGGCGCGGCGCAGCACCTCCCAGGCCGCGATGCCGTCGGGCGTATGAACCGCATGCTCTTGATACGGACACTCAGCACACGTCGTCGTGCACGCCGCGCAATAGCCATCGCCCCCACCGAAGTGCCATTCGGCGAGAGCGATCAGACGTTTTTTTCCGCAACCTGCAGGATTGCCGGCGCGACATAGAGGCGGTCGATCGCGTCGAATAGCGGCCAGAGATCGAGCGCGGCATCGACGTGGTCCGGGTTTGGGCCGACCGGATTGCCATCGGCATCGCCAATGCCTTCCCATGCCGCGATGCCAGAGCGCGCAAGCGCGGAGGTAAACGCTAGCCCGGCCTGGATCTCGGCATCTTCACCACCCGCGCGCAGCACCTCGGCCGCAGCGGCGCGCGCGACAAGAATGGCGGCGACGGTAATGGGGCGGAACCGCACCCGCACGCCTGGAACAAGGTCGAGCCAGAACGGCTCGCGGTCGATGGATAGCTTGAGCATGGTAGCGTTCTCCGGGGAACTGGCGATTCGGATTGAGTACGCGGATCGCGCAGACGACAACTTGACGGACTACGCGATTCGCGTAGAATGACGATGGAATTTGAATGGGACGAAGCCAAGAGCGACTGGACCCGCCGCGAACGCGGATTTGGGTTCGAGGAGGCCGCACTATCTTTGAAGGATCGGTGCAGACCACACACTTGACGACCGGCGGAACTATGGAGAAGAGCGCCTTATAGCGGTCGGCGAGGTTGCCGGTGAGGTGCTGGTCGTCGTCTATACTGACCGGGGCAGCGTGAGGCGGATCATCTCGGCACGATACGCCAATCGAAAGGAACGGATGACATGGCAATTGTTCGCAAAGCACTGAAGACGATTCGCGCGACCAAGCCACGCATCGATCATGCGAAGCTGCGCGCCACCGCCGATGATGACATTGTGCGGCAGATCGCCGAAGATGAAGACACTGCGCCTGAAGTCACCCTTGACATGCTGATTGCACCCGCAAATTTACGCCGGCGCTTGAACATGACGCAGGAGCAGTTTTCTCTGGCACTTGGCGTTCCGGTTGCGACCTTGCGCAATTGGGAACAGGGGCGCAACGCCATCGATCCCGCAGCCCGCTCGCTTCTCTTGCTGGTTGCTCGCGATCCCAAAGGGGCATTGGCGGCGCTCGCTGCGGCTCGTACAGCAGCCTGATCAATACGTCGCTACGTCGTTCATCAAGACCGCAGTCATGGTCTTGTTCAGAACCGGGTCCTTGACCGCCTGAAACGCGAAAGTCGCCTGAATACCGCCGGGACCGGAGATCGGCAGCTTCGGGCGCGGCAGGTGGACCTCGTGCAGCGTGAAAGTGAGTGATTTTTCAGCATCGATCTGCCAGCCGAATGAGAGTTCGCAGGCCGCACCACTCACAGCCTGATCGAGCAACGTGGTGTCGGCAAAGCGTACGACAATATTTCCCGTCGCAGCCACCATCGCAGGGTCTGCATCCTCGATGCGGCCATCAGGGCGGATGACTTCGACCTTGTCGAGGTTGTTGGAATAGCTGAGCTCGGCTGAGACAACATGGCCGAGCGCCATGCCATCGCGTTTGATCTCGCCCATGAACTGCGAGAAGCGCTCGATAACGGCCTCCGCCGGTGTGCCTGCGCCCGTGGACGTGCCCTTCGTCTCACCTTGTGCGATCAGGCTCATGGTGGCGTTCAAGAGACCCGAGCGCTGCATCTGGATGCGCATGGTGTTGGCGCGGGCGCCGACATTCATGCCATAGCTCGGCACCTCCGGCAGTCCGATCTCGATCGCCATCGAAGGCAGCGCCGGCGCTCCAGAGATGAAGGTGTGCACATAATCAGGTGCGATCCCTGTGGTCGTTGGCGCGCCGAACAACAATTTAAGCCAAAAGCCGAAATTGCGCAGATCAACCGGCACAACGACATCGCCTTCGTTGTTGACCACGTCGCGGCTCGGCGGCAATGGCTCACGCCCGAGCCCCAACAGATCGCTCTCGATCAGGTTCTGCTCGTCGCCGAGGCCGGACGACACAAACGGCAGTTTGTGAAATCCGGACGCCGGCGGCGTGCCGTAGGTAGCTTCAAAAGCAACCGCCACCACCACGTTGGCGCCTCGGGCGCGAGCCATGTCGATCTCCCGGAATGAGGTTGATGATATTCAGTTCAGTGGATCGGGCGTGGCATAGGTTGCAATGAGCACGACATCGGCCCAGCGTCCGGGCAATGCTCCGGAGCTCTCGACATCGGCAGCGGCCGGCGCCTCGGCTTCGATGAAATCGCATAAACCCCACAGCGTCCGATTGACTGCAATCTCGATCCCAATCCGGCCGAGTATTGCATCGAGTGTCTGTTCGCGCGGGCCGATCCCTTGATGCACCGCGACTTCGATCGGGATACGATGACTGAAGATGTAGGTTAAAGGCGACAGTGTCGCTTCGGGCTCACCCGGATCGCCATCACGGATAATGACGAGGCCGCCCGGCGGTAGCCGCTCGGGCTTCGCCAGATTGCGTTCGACCTTCGCCTCGGGCACTGCCGCGGTGATCAGAGCGACGATGGCATCGAGCACCTGTTCACGTTTGCTGGTCACGGCACGGTCACGATCAAAATGGCTGCGATGAAAGCGAGGGATGGAAGAATAGTGGCCGTTGCCATTCGCATGATCATCTCCAATACTGCGCGAGGATCGGACCGACGCGGTTTGCCCAGCGCTGTGCGATCGGCTCGACATCGAGCCGCTTGCGTAGCGTGACCTGCGGCACCAGGATGAATACGACGACGGTCGATCGACCTGTCAGGCGGGTGAACTGCTCGCCGTTGCGGGTCCGACCGGCGTTCGGCCGTGCCAGCCCTCGTTTGCTCAGCCGTGCGTTGTCGACAACCAGCAGCGACGGCTTTCCGCGACGATAGACGAAGCGCAGCCGCATGCCGGTGCGCCGCTCGAAGCCGCCGGGCGTAATCCGTGCACGAGCGCCGGTCGTCGTCAGACCAGTCGCGCCCGCGGCCGGCGTCGGGATCGCAAGCCAGAAACCGTTCTTCGAGCGGATGGTTACGCCGCGATCGAAGACGTCGACAAGGTTCGGTGCCTTCGACCAGATAAAGGCAGCCGCATCGAGGCTTGTGCCGCTCTCGGGAAAGGTCTTGCCGCGCCAGGTGTTGGCGAGTCGACGTCCGAGGCCGGCATCGACGATATCGGCGCGGAGATCGCCCTTGAGCCCATCGGTTACCTCGCGCATGGCGCCGGTGACCGAGCGCGCTGCCTGTATTTCGTTGTCAGTGAGAATTTTAGCGAGATCGTTGGCCTTCAACGTGAAGCGCATCAGTTCAACCCTGCAATGAGGCCTCGCAGACCCACACCAGCCGCAGGCTGTCAGCAATGGGCGGCGCAATGATTTCAAAGGTGTCGCCATCGAACTCGACCGTGTCGCCGCTCGCAGGTTCTGCAACCTCCGAGCGCCGCACATCGATGAGCACCGTCGGCAGGATTGCTCGGCTGTCGCCAAAGCCGACGATCTGGTCGGGCCGCCGTACGGTGACACGAACAGCGACGCCCGACCCCACCCCGCCCGGACGCCAGATCGCGACGCGGGCAATATTCGGGTCGGCGAACAGCGCATCGATCGCCGCGGTGAATGCGTCCACCACGATAGCTTAGTTGCTGGTAGTAATCTTGACGGCGAGGCGCGGTCGCTTGTTGATCGGCAGTGGCGAGGCCTCGGTCTTGACGTCGATGGCGCTACCGTCCAGCCGCGCAATCTGGCGGGCATAGATCGGCAGCCCCATGGTGTTGACGGTCTCGATCAGGTTGGCCGGCGCACCATAGGTCACGAACGTGTCCATGGTACCGAGCGGGAAGGCAATGCCTTCGCCCGCTGGAATCAGCGTCTCGATTGCGCCGGTCGAGAGCGTGACGGTGGCGTTGTATTCCTCAAACACGATACCGGAGAACGGGAAGCGCCGGCGAGTGTCCTCGCGCAAGGGCTGCGCCCCAGTTGCGGAGAAGTATTTGTATGCCTCCTCGACCCTGGCGTGACCGATCAGCTTGTCGAAGAAGCCGGGGCTGACCAGCGCGAGCACGCCGGTCATGGTCTCGCCCTTGAGCTCTGTTTCGATACTGCGAAGCACCTCACGGCACTTGGCCTGGACCTGGGTCGCCGCAGTGCCGAGCACGAAATCGACAGACTGCTGCGCCAAGCTGAACTCATCGAAATAGTCATAAAGGGTGACGCCGGCACCATCCTTGACGACGCCGCGCAGTGCATTGACCTCCATGTACTCACGGGTCTGGGCATGCTTCGCCCGCATGCGGGTGAGTTTGCGCTCCATGACGGTGGCAAGCGGATCTGCGGCATCCGCGACGCCGAAGCCACGCACGCCCTGGATATCCTGTGGGGTGATGACGTCATCGTGCGGAATCCACGGCACCGTGAACGAGCGCATCGAGCGGGTATCGCGGTTGGCGACGGTAGCCGGCCCGCCCAGTGGCACGGTCGGCAGCAGGTTGAGCACGCCCTCGGCCTGCTCGATGATGGCGCTACGTTGGGTGATGCCCTCAAAACGAAACAGACCCATCTCGCCGAGACGGGTGTAGATGTTAGGCAGGATGTTGATGGCCTGGGTCATCTCGGCAAGCGTGTAACCGCCAGCGTCGAAAGGATTGATCATCGGAGCCATGGGGTTGGGTCTCCTTAAAAAGGACCGGGCCTCGATGGAGGTCCATCGAGGCCCAGCCAAGCGGGGAGGTTCAGGAAAGATCAGGCGGTGTCGCGGGCGACGATGCCGGCCGCGGCAAGTTGTGTGTGCTTCGCGGTCTTCTCGGCCGCCTGGTCAACCGAGGCATCGAACACGAGTGCGGCCTTGGAGACGATCGCCGGACCGCGCGCGACGACGAGGCCGGTCTTATCCGCGTCCGTGGCGTCGACGGCCTCGATGAGGACGGCGATCGCAGTCTCGGCGCCCTCGTCGCCGGCGAACTGGGCGGCTGGAGACAGGCGATACTTGCCAGAGGCGGTGATCTTCCCGAGCACCGAGCCAAGCGTGTAGTTGGTGCCGGCCTTAAGGGTAACGGTCTCGCGGCTATAGTTGCCATTGAGCTCGTATTTGAGCAGGTCGCCAAGCGTCGGCGCCATGATCAGTGTAGGCATGTCGGGTGCTCCTCAAGTTTCCATGATCAGACGCGCGCCGCTGCCGCGCGCTCTCTGGCACGCCGCACAATCGGACTATCGCCAGTAGCCTGGGTGGAAGGGGCGGCAGCGATCACGGTGGTGGCCTCGGCCCGCGCGGCAAGTGTGTCGAGCACGGAGCGGCGCAGCGCGTCGGGCGTGATGCCCTTCTTCAGCGCGTCGGCGGCATCGACCGTGACGCCGAGCAGGGCA